ATTGTCCAGTTGTTGGACTCCATGCAACTGTAGTAACAGAACCTGTAATTGCTGACCAACGACCTTTTGAATAGTCAAATAATCCTGGAGGGTCTAGTCCTGCTTCAGCACCTTCATAAAATAAATCATAAAGGTTTTTAGCGTAAGCGTTAGCTCCTGTGTACCCAGCATTTGGGTCGCCAGGGTAGTTACCAGGAGAACCTACAGGTGCATAATGTTCACCTGAATAATTTCCTGTTCCTCCGGTATAACCTTGGATTTTAGGTACGAAGTAGAACAGTTTACCAATTGGTAAGTTCATTGCTTGTACTGATACGATTTCGTTCGCCAACAATTTAGAGAAAACACGTCTTACGATTGGAAATACAACCGTTTCGAATGCTCCGTTTGAAGATTCTGATGAAGCTTCGTTAATCAAATGTGACGCTTGGTTTTCATAAAGTTGTGCAACGTTTTCTTTTAGGTGGCCTCTAAGACCTTCAAGGAACCCTAATTTGTCCCATTTGTTGATAGTATCTTCTTTGATAACTTTAAGGTGTTTCAACCCAATGTTACCAACAAGACCTGATTCTAATAATGCTCCCATTTTTGGAATTATTTTTTAAGTTTATTTTTATTTTATAATCTTACTCATGATATCTTTCATTCTTAAGAATTGAGGATTCTCATAAGTTTTAGATTCAATTAATGTCGATGCTGAACCAGATGAAGGAGATTTTTCGATATTTCTTTCAATAGACTCAGTTATTGACGGTTTTGTTGTTGTGTTTGATAATTCACTTTTTATTGTACGATACAAATTTTTGGATTCTTTAAGAGTTTCAACACCATCAAATCTTCTCAAGATGTTAATTTTCTCTTGTTTAGATGTTGAATGTTCAGTGAATAATCTTGTTGCGTACGCTAAATTCGAATTGAAGATGGCAACTTCATTAAGTTTATCTCTGAACACATTAAGTGCTTTACGATATTCTTCGTTTTTCTCTCTAAGAATTTGAATTTGTTCTTCGTTTCTTTGTTCGTTTTCGAATGTAAGGTTTCTGTTTGGTGTAATACCTTTTCTAAGACCGCGTCCGCTTTTTGAACCCATACCGTAAGTACGAGCAGCTTCTTTGGTTTCTTCTTTTTTACCAGAGTGAAACATAACAGATGGTTTTCCTTTACTCATAAGTTTAGAACCTTCCATCTTTTCTTTTTTCATTCCTTCTTTGAATTCAAATTTAGGTTTACCCATTCCGACACCTCTTGTACCTTGTTTCATGTCTTCTTTAAATCCACCTGAAGATTTTTTGTATGAAAATTTAGGTTTGCCAATTTTAGCACCCTTACCGATTTTTGGTTTAGTAGATTCCATTTGGATATCGTCTTCATCCATCATGTCATCCTCGTCCATCATATCATCTTCATCCATTTCAATTTCGTAAACAACTTCCTCCATATCAGATTCTTTCATAGAACCAACTTTTTTTGAAAATACTGAATCTATAATAGAATTAACATCCATGTTAGCAAGGTCCATATCCATTTCCATCTTACCAGAGTCCATTTCCATGTCGTAGTCTTTTTCCATTTCCATGTCGTAGTCTTTTTCCATTTCCATGTCGTAGTCTTCTTCCATTTCGTCATAAGACTCTTCAATTTCCATGTCGTAGTCTTCTTCCATTTCGTCATAAGACTCTTCCATTTCATCGTAAGATTCCATAAACTCATCACCTTCAGTGGATTCCATTTGAATCATGTACTCTTTATCTGTGTTGTCGTCTTTTAGATTAATCATGTTATCGTCTTTTTTTACTGTTATACCGTCCTCAGCATCCATTGCCAAAAAAACCTTTAATAGGTCATCATCAGAAATATCAGTTCCTGATAAATCAATAACATCATCGTCAGACATTTCGGTATCACTCATATCAGAATCCATATCCATATCCATTTCATCAGAATCCATGTCTATATCCATATCCTCTTCATCAGAATCCATATCAATATCCTCTTCATCAGAATCCATGTCCATGCCCATTTCATCATCTGTTCCAATCTCTTCGTCATCATCACCTTGTTCAGATACGATTGATTCTTTTACTAATTCTTTGATTTCTTGCTTCATTGTAGATGCAAGTATTCCTTTTGCATTTTCGGCTACGGCCTCTTCCAAATTCTTCATTTGTATAAGAGCGTCTTCAACCAAGTTTTTTTCTTTTGCCATTTTTTTATGTATATATTTTTTCATATAAATATAATGACAAACCAAAAAAATTCATTTTCAATAGTTTTGACCCAAAAAAATTGAAAAAATAAAAAAAGGGAACCCGATTGGATTCCCTTTTTATTAAGTTTTTAAGAAAAAAATTTACAATACTTCTATAACTTCATCAATTTTACTTTCCGCAATTGACGTGATTCTCCAATCCCAAGTTAATTCACTATACCTTTTTGTAATCTTAGCCTCAACATCTGTTGGGTTATATGCTTTTACAAGTTTTTCTTCTTTTACCTTTTTTACTTTACCAGTTTCTTCATCAGGAAATTCGTAGTAAAGTTTTGCAATGAAATATTTTTCGTCCATAATTTTATTTTTTATAAAATATCATCAAAACATTTTATAAAATCAAGGATTACTTATTGAGATATGTGTTTAATCGTTTCATTAGGTCTAAAGAATTGTTTGCTTCAGGTCCTACGTGACGTTCTCTCTGTGTTTTATTCTCTTCCTCCAAGTTCTCTTCAAAATTACCCCTTTCTTCAGGACTAGAAAAAAGATATGCACCAGGCGTTGATGGTGAAGATACTAAGTCAAAACAAATTAATTCAAAATCGTCCTGAACTTCATTTTGTTCTCCTATCTTTTTAAGGGAACCAACACCTCTTGATGAAATACCTAAAGTGACTCCTTGTCTTAAATAGTTCGCAGCTAAATCTCCTTTTGTAGAACAGATTCCTCTTTCGTGGAATCCAGGTGACGTTAACAATCTTAATTTACCCATCAATATTATTCCGTCCCACCATACTTCAGTGATAATGTGAGAAACTCTATCCAAATCAATTAAAGATGATTCAGGGTGATTCAACTCAGAAAGTGAAACACCCTTATTAATCATTTTCTTATAATTTTCCGCTTCTCTTTTTAATATTTTTTCAGGATAAATCCTACCATTACGATTTGGTGTATTATATTTTTGTAGAACCGCATAAAACTCAAAAGGTTTACTGTGGTCCATAAAACTTTTGGATTCCATCAAAATATTTTGATTTCCGAATTCTTTTGGTGACACATATCCTGCGTCATACTCAATAAGAATCCCTTTTCCCGATTCATAGGGTTTCAATATTTTAAGTTCGTTCATGTCGATATTTTTATATAAATACCTCAAACTTTATATTTATACCTCTACAAGTTCAGTTTTGTCTTTTTTGCTTAAGTGGAAATCAAAATATTCGTTACGTCTGAATATGTCAGAGTGAATACAACTTACGATAGATTTGATTGATTTTTTTAACTTTGTTGACTTGAAATCCATTTCTTCTACTAAATAAAGATTAATTTCTAAATTCATAAAAGACCTTTTTTTATATTGAATTCCGCTTGTTCTTAAATCTAAATCCGCAATAAATTTTTCTTCGAACATTTCTTTGTCAATACAATTGAATACTACGTGTTTAATCGCCCTTGACATATTTAGGACAATTCTTGTCCAATTCTCATAATCGTCTTTTGGTTGAACCCAAGTTTGAATGTTAATGTAAACTGATTTTAAGTTTTTTGAATCTACCGTTCCATAACTAATTTTTGACGATTTGAACCCGCTTAATTTAGCGGTCTTTCCTTTCTTCATTCTCTCATTTTTTTCAGAGTTTATTTGCCTGAAAAAAAGTTAGATAAAGTTTGTCAGAATGTCAAAAATTTATATGTTATCGACCAAATTCTTTAACTTAAAATACTCTAATCTGTCAAATTTCTTGGATTTGATATTATCTATCGTCTCGTTAATTGTATTTTTGACCGATTCGTCAGATTCACCTTCTAATACAACAACTAATTTAACTACCGCTTCATCCTTCAAATTTTGAAATTGCTCAACCAAAACTAATTCATCTTCCTTAAGTAATAAATTAAGTTCTTTCTTTTCGGATTCGTTTAAATTGGAAATAAAATCTTCGATAGATTTATTTGCAACTTTAACCATAGAACTTAAAGGTAAAAGAATTGTTTCTTTGTTTTCATTAAGTTGAGTTTTTTTCAAACTCTCAACAATTACTTTTTTACTTCTAACTTTGTTTTCTAAATGTAGAACATCACCCGAATTATAAAACAAGTTATCTATATCAGTGTATTGGTTGTGTGAATTAACACTTATGACCCACTTTTTAATTTTTTCTAAATCCCTTTTGTCTGTCTTATTTATAATGTTTTCAAACATTGTGATTGATTCAAAAACAAAATCCTCAGCTAATTTTTGGTCATAACCTTTATTTGTTGATAACTCATCATAAAGAAAAAATAATTTAGATATGTTTTTATTTGATAAAACATTTCTATTGAAATTTTTAATTTCTTCTTTGAAAGTTCCTTTTCCGTATGATTCAGAAAGTAATTTCTCAACTCTTGATTTTAATACACCTATTTTCATTTGCAAATATTTTATAATAAATATTAATCATTTAGTATTCTATCGAGTTCGTCTCCAATATCTCCCAAAGAATTTCTCGCTCTTGATAAATCTATGAAGTCATCTTCATTTATCAAATCATTACTTTCGAGTAATATATTCATATTGTCTCTTCTTTTTGACTCAGGAGTTACTCCCGCTCCTCCACCTGGTTCAGGACCTGGCGGTGGCGGTGGAATTTCGCCTCCTCCCATATCACCCATTCCTCCTCCGCCTTCAGGTGGTGGTGGAGGTGCGGCTCCCGCTGCTGCGGTAGTTCCTGTTTGTTGACCGTATAATTTATCAACATTATCAAATATACCCGTATGAACAATAATTGTTGCGGTATTTGTAAGTTCAGCACCAACCGCTTTTTCAATTCTTTGTTGTTGTAGGTCAAGTTTGATTTCTTCATCAGAGAATCCAAGTACGTGTTTTTTAGCCCAAGAAACCGATACAGGTGCAATACCTTCGATTGCTGTGACTGCGTCCTTATAAAGTAGTACCTTCTCTTTCCAAACATCAATTGCCAATAAATCCGCTTGACGAGACGGGTTATTTAGTCCTAATGTAAAATTACTTAATTCGTCCTCAAAACCTAATAAGAATAAATGTATGATGGCAATTTTATTCATTTCGGCCAACATACTTTTTTGAATTCTGTTAATTGTTCTTGCGAAACGAATATCCATCAATGATAGATTTTTACCATCACCAACCGGCTCTTCAAACCCTAGAAACGCTTTTGGAACACGAAGTGCTGTTAATAGTTTCTTTTGAATATATTCAATATCAGCAATCTCTGCCAAGTTTTGTGCTCCGGGTAGAGTCTCGATAGGACTTGCCTGTGCTGGGTCACGTACTGGAACAAAATAATCTTGGTCAACCGCCATTTGGTTGAATCTCATATCCACATTTCCTGTTTTGTGGTCCACAACTTGTTGTCGTTTAAACTTGTTTGCCACACGATTTACATATGCCTCAACATCTTGGTCATCCATATTACCGACAAACACTTTGAAAATCCTCCTTTCGGGG